AATAGGACTAAAACTAGGTAACATGGGTTGCTGTTGCGGCAGCCTGGTTAACTCTTGTTGCTGAACTTCAAGTCTATTTGTAGCATAATTATTATCCCAATATCGGTAATCTCTTGACGACGGCAACAATCGTCTGGGCATAACAGGGGATGTTACTATAGGACGTTTTTCTCGCAAGTCAGATATTAAGTTGCTTATTGTATTTTATATTTGCTCTCTATCACCAGACAATAACGACTTTAAAATAGCTTGTGCGCGTCTGAATTGAGATGCCTGTGGTGAATTGTTGCTTGGTATTCCCGAAGCAGGTGTAAGATCAAGTTGATCTCTGTTATTCTGTATTCTATTAGTAGCATTTCTACGTGCATTTCTACGTCTTAATACTTCTGCGTTCCTGCGGGCATTTTCCACAGTTAATGAAGGTAGCAATCCAATAGGACTAAAACCAGGTAACATGGGTTGCTGTTGCGGCAGCCCGGTTAACTCTTGTTGCTGAACTTCAAGTCTATTTGTAGCATAATTATTATCCCAATATCGGTAATCTCTTGACGACGGCAACAATCGTCTGGGCATAACAGGGGATGTTACTAAAGATTGTTGTACGCCAAGTCGCTGCGTACTTACATTATAAATTTGATTAGATGCACGTATTGTAGTAGCTAAAACTGAGTCACTTATTTTTTGAATTAAAATATTTTTAGCTTTGTATAAATTAGCTGTCAGTTTGTTTATTTGCTCTTGTGGATCAGTAACGTCTTGGCTATTCACAATACTATCTAATAGATCGTCGGTACTAGCTGCAAATAGCACAATTTCTCTACGCTTTACTGTTGATAGTTGATTGCTTAAACGAGTTTCTACCATCCTGATCTGATCACCAATCACAAGCGGCGTGATATCTTTCTCGTGTTTGCGAATTGTGTTGAGCATTTTAACAATGCTAATATTTGCCATAAATAAAGCGCGTACTGCGCTATTCCCAATAGCATTACCTACGTTTGTTCCTGTTCTAATACCCCATAAAGATGGAGAATGAATTTCAAAGCCTTTTTCTACTGTATTTATTACTGTACTGGCTAATTTTTCAGCAGCAGTCTTTAATGTATTTAAATTATTAACAATACCTAACGACAGTCCAGCAATGATATCCCGCCCAACATCAAACATCACTTTAGATGGTGATTCAATTCCTAATTCACTTTTAATAAGCGCAATTAAGTTATTTAGCATTTGCCTAGCTTCATCAGAAACGCCATTAGCATTATGCTGAATACCTTGCTTTAACCCGTCATCAATATTTCTCCCAATGTTTATTCCATGTTGTTCTGCTAGTGCTAACTGCTCTTTCCATTTAGCGTTATAAATATCTACTTCAACTCTATTAAGTCCTCCTATTTTGTTATTTGCTAATTCTTCTCTTTTCCGCATACCCTGCTTACCTGTTCTCTTGATAGCAGTTAACTCGTCATTAAAACCCGTTTGAAAACCAGCTTTTTTGCCTATTTCTACATACTCATCTATAGTGGCGATCGCTTCTCTTGATCTGTTAACAAAATCCCTCAATTTAGTTTTAGTAGCCTTAATTGTGTCAAGGTTGCCACTCTTTTGGGAAGCTTTAAGCTCTGCGGCTAAATCTTGGTATTCCGCGCTAAAATATTTGTTTATTGTATCTAATGCTTTTTTAATTTCATCTAAAGAAATTTGTGATTCTCTCTGTATTTCTTCAATAACTAATGATTGCGCTGAGTCTGGTACTGGCGCTTTATTTTCGGCTTGAGTTGCATCTTTGTACCTTTGAGATAAGTCCACACCTTTAATCAACCCTAGCCGAATTGCTTCTAATTGTTTTTCAACAGGTTCGGGCATAGTTGAAGGAATTGCACCAAATTCAAGGGTTGATGATACTTTTTTCTGTTTTGAAGCGATAGATTGAAACCGTGTTTTTGGTATATTTAAACTACTAACCTTTAAGTTAATGACAAGATTATTCAGTGAATTGACTGCATTCATTAGCAGCATTGCAGCATTTTCTAACTTAATTGCAGCTTGATTGAGTATTGAATCGGTAGAATCAACCAAGTCTGATACAACATTCAAATTCTTTGTAGATCCAATATTAGGATCAAGCCAAAAATCATCAGGAATCACAGGACTTGGTACGGACTCCCATGGGTCAAAATTAATCTCCTTTATGTCACGTGAGTCAGGTGTCCATATAGTAGACGGTTTTCTCGCTTTATATTCTTGAATATCTCCGCCTATTCGTTGCAATAAAGTTTTACCAGTATATCCTATAGGAATCTCCTGTCCTGGGTTTTGTGGGCGCAGCAAAGATTCATCAATTGATCTTTTCGGTGGCAATTCTAAAGGCTTTTTGTATCCAGAATTAATAGCGCTTGCAATTAGAATTGGGTCTAATATTCCATGCAATGATATATCCATTAAAGCCCGTGAAATAGTCGTTACTTTATCATCGAATTTTTGTTTTTTATTAGGAAGCACCGCAGACATACTTAGATCAATTGATGATATTTCTCCTATGTCAACTTTATTGGTTTTTGGATCAATTTTAAAATCTTTAAAAAATACATTACTGCTAGCTAAATCATTATGAACAACTCCCATTTTTTGAATTGCTGCACCTAATTGACCGACGTGATAATAAAACTGCTGAAATATATCATTAAATTGTTTTATACTTTCCCTAATCTTTCTTTCTTCTTTTTCGTTATCATCTTTGATATCCTTTAAATTTTTCTGTATTTTTTCTCTTTCTTCAGGATTATTTTCGTTTTCTAGCAAAATTTCTAGCTCTGTTATTTTTGGTTTCAATTCCTCACGTTTTTTTGCTTGCTGTTCTTTCGCAACTCGAATAGGTACAGCATATTCTTCCATGATTCTCTTTAAATCTCGTCCTACCAATCTTTCAACGATCATAGATTCCCCAGGTTTTGCAGCGTAAAGCAAAGGGGCGTATCTACCTTGCAATCTTTCATAAGCTTTAACTTCCTGTTCAGAAGCTATTTTCTTTTTTCCTAATTCGTTTAAATCGGTTTTATAAACCAGCTTATCACTTATTAATCCCGTTGCTCCAGGCCAGCCAAACTCTATAGCTTTAATATCTTTGGCACTAGGCATCATTGCACCTATAGATTTAAAAATATGATTATAAGCTAAAACTGTTGCTGGTTGTGCTTTCATAGCATCTGAAATTGGCAACGAATCAAGTCTGACTCTTTCTTCAAAATATTCAGGTAATTTATGAAATTCCGGGCTTTGGTTTATAGCGTGTTCGTGTCTTGGTAAAGCTTCAGTGTTAGGAATTATTGGTAAATAGTTAATCTTATCTAAAAAATCTTGTGATATTTTTCCGTTGGTTCTAATAAATTCTTCCTGTAATTCAATAATTGTTTTAAAACCATCAACTATTTTTTTGCCGTATTCTCCAAATTGTTTTTGTTTTTCAAACCAAGGAATAGTTTGAATAGCTAAATCTCTTTTGCGAGTAGTAATATCAGTAATGTCTAAATTTCCAGCCCACCAAGCATCACTGGATTTTGTGTTTGTTTTAAAGCTTTTAAGTGAAGCATTAATGCCATGAACTTCATTAATGTACTTCATAATACCAGGTTCTTTAACATTGTCTGGAAATTTTACTTGTTCCATGACTTCAGTTGTAAGTCCAGTAATAGGCAAAGAATCAAATTGATCTAAAAATTTATCTGATATATTTCCATGAGTCCTGATAAACTCTAACTGTAACTTTATTACCTTTTCAAATCCTTTAATTATTTCCCTTCCGTATTCTCCAAATTTTTGCTGTTGCTGTGATTCTTTAAACCAAGGAATCGTCTTTTGGGAAAGTTCTTCATTTACTTGAATCAATTTCTCCCTATTCAGTCCACCTGCAAAATACGCACCGGGCAACACTGTTCTGCTTTTAAATGATTCTATTGATTTGTTAATAATATCTACTTCTTGCTTGTATTTTTGATAACCCTTATGAGAATCATCGCTTGGTAAATCTTTGTATTTGCCTGTAGGAAATTCAAATTTTTCTACATTTATTACAAGACTGTCTAAAGCTTCCATCGCTTGCGTACGAATACTTTGTGCCATCTGTTGAACGTGATTTGGCATTTGAGACTCTTGCAATTTATCTAAATTGTATTTAGAGTCAGTTAAATGTTCTATTAACCCCATATTGTACCCACCACGAGGACCAATATCTTTAGCACGTACAATAGACACAAGTGTTGGATGCAACTGCGATACCATTCTTTGAATATCAGACATTTTCTTCAATGAATCTTTGTCTGTAGGAAGATTACCACCTACAACAGTATTAAGTTTTCTGACAAAATTAGGAGACCTAAATAAGTGATGAATTGCATGGACATCAGCACTAGAGCTTTTTATCCCTGCATCTTCAAGAATATTTATTGCTTTAGTCGGATTATATGCGTCTAACTTATAAGGAAAAGTTAAAGGGTCTTTTTCTAAAATTGCTGCATGAAAACCTTCAGGAGTTGCATTTAACAAATTTGTATAAGGATAAGCCATAGCTAATGCTTTTGTCTTAATTCCTTGGTATTCTGCGGTTTTTGCGTATCGGTAAGCAGTTGCACCACCAAGAGAGAAACTTATCGCAGAAGCCTCATTACCCTGTTCTTTAGCTAACCTTGCATGAGCTATAGCTTGTGCTGCACCAACATCTGAACCTTTAGGATGAAAAGCATAAGCTATTTGTCTTATAGCGTTCTTTATAGTTGGTATTGATTGCAACATATTAGGAGCAAATTGCTTAATTTGCTTTATAATCCAGTTGTCCAGTTCTTTTGTTCTTTCTGTTTCATCGGTATCTAAATTCTCTACTGGTAATAATTTTATATTAGGTCCAAAAATTGGTTCTAAAGAAGTAGCAGTAGCTCGTCCTCCTTGTCCAAGTTTATGTTCAGCACCACCTATGACGGATACTACTTTTTGTCCAGGTTCTAATACAGGAAAAGCAGGTTTTCTTTCCAGATAATAAGCTTCAGCAAGTTTGCTAGTATGATGAGACTGCATTCCCTGGATAAATTTGAGAAGCGGCTGAAATTCTTTTATTAATGGAAGTATTACTTTATTTGATAAATCAGTAGGCTGGGCGTTATTTAATATTGTTGGTATAAATCTAGCTTTCTTTTGGACTAATGATAATTCACTTGGTTTAGCAGCATAAGCCTTAAATTGCTTGTCCAGTTCAGGCTCTTGAGACAAAATATTATCAATAGCAGTAACGGTGTTTGGTATATTTTTATTAGACTTAAATTCTTCTTCAAAATTTGCAATTACTTGTAAATCATCTAGCCTGTTTAAATGTTTTTGTATTTTAGTTCTTTTTCCGGCAGCATAGTTGGATTTTTCAATACTACCAGTATTTATAAATTCTGCTAAAAAAGTTTCATAAACTTGTTCTTTTCCTATAATTTCATCGTCAAATACTTTAAACCAGTGCTTAATTTTTTTAATTACTGCTCTGTTAAATGGACGTACAGTTTGAATTGATAACTCTCTTCCTATCTCTTCAGTAAAACCAACAAAAATATTGTTAACAGCTTTTCCTAAAACTGCAATTGGATTAGTAAATATACCATTAAAAAATCCAGAAGAAGATTGCTGAGTTTGGGTGTTGATAGCCTTATTTACAAGCTTGACTGAACTATTAATAGCATTGGCAATACCGCTTAAAGCTTTTATAGAACTATTGACACCATTTACAGAGCTTCTTATTGTTTGGAGAATAGCGTTGCCTGTAACGCTTGTATTATTTATAGAATTATTTGCAGTATTTGTAGAGCTATTAATAAAGTCTAGCTTACTAGATATTGATTTAAGTTCATTAAATATATCTGCGTCATTACTGTATACGTTAACAACGGTTTTTGTATTATTTGATGTATTACCAGATGACACATTACTAAATGTAGTGTTACTTGTAGTGCCAAGATTGTTTATTGCTTTGACAATCAAATTATCGCCAATGATTATAGAAGCATGGATAGAATTTATAGAACTATTGATAGAATTTATAGAGCTATTTATTGATTTTAAATGATTAATCATTGCGGCATCTTTGTTACTACCAAAAGAACTAGTATTAACAAAGCTAGAGTTACTATTATTTACGCCAACAGATACTACAACTTTTTTCTGATGTAAATTATCTAAATTATTAGATAGTTCAGTAAGTTGGCTATCATCAACGCTAACAACAATAGGATTGCTATCAAAATACTTATTAACTTCTTTAAGGTGCTGTACTTTTAAGTTTAAGTGCTTATTCAAATCAGTTAATTCTTTGTCATCAACATTGACAACAATAGGATTATTATTAAAATACTTATTAACTTCTTTAAGATGCTTTACTTTTAAATTTAAGTGTTCGTTTAAGTCGGTTAAGCTATCATCGTCAACCCCAATCTTTAATTCAATATCTGCAAAGCTTTTTTCTACTGCTTTTGCCGCTTCATAAGCCTTCTTCTTAGCCCGTTCCAAGGTCTTCTCTAGCTCAGAAGAATCAGCAGATAACTCTACAATTAATTCGCCTAAATTCATAATATTAACTCCTATAAAGAAAAAGATTACAGACTAAGAATATTAATCTGTAATCAAGAAAGTAGCAGATTCAAAGCTGATAGAACCGGAGCGGGCAACCGATTGTTTTTGATAATATCCTTAACAATGTTTTCCGTTGCTTGGCTAATCTTGCGGGTATCGCCTCTAATATCGTCAGGAAAGGGTAGCAAATCAATAAACTCCATATTGGGGTCAGTGTCTTTTTTGAACCCGTTAAACAATCCCGTCCAACCGATTGCATGAACCCGTCCCTCAATATTAGCCTGTTCCCTCCGGTGTTGTTCAAGTGCCTCAATGCACTCAAATACTACGTGAATAGGCTGGTCTAAGAAACTATCCCAGTCTCTAAATCTGGGGTCAGAAACTCGGTAGGATTGGATTCGCCAGTAAATACTTCCCCAGTCAACTGAGGAACTGGTAGCTGCTCCCCCTCAGTCACAGGCGCGGGTGCTGATTCTGGTTCTACCTTCCAACGACTACGCTCGTTCTCATAGAATTTGTAGATAGCAGATACAAATTCATCACTACAGTCTTTAGTGTCTTCTTCAGACCACTCATCTGTACCAACTACGTAAGACTTAGTTGAGTTATTGTAAAGAAACCCTACGGTCATGGGTAGATTTTCAGATACAGGTTGAACTCTAAGTATCAATCCTGTGTCTGAAGGTTGATAGTTGCCCAACACAGTGACTAAACAATCGCTGAAGCGAATTACTTGTCCATCCTGTAATGGGAAGTGGGTTGAAGCAACGGAAATACTTGTGGAATTGAAAGGTACTGATGATGTGAGTTCCACTGGGAAAGCCACCCGTTTCTTAATAAACAGAGTAGCCACTGAAATAGACACAGAGGCACTGTCAATAGAACTCAGAGCATTTAGTTCAGTGAAGTCTTCAATGTAGTCGTAAATGACATCAGAGTTATCAACTTCAGTCGCACCATCAGCAGACCGAGTAGGAGAAAGTAATTCTTGGGCTTCTGCAATTGTGACACCACGGTCTACAGAAATCTTTTTAACCAGCTTAGACGCGATAATAGCAGCTTTTTGACGTTTAGCATCAATGCTATCAATGTCCCTAGCTTCACCGACGCTCAAAGAACCGCGTTTTTCTAAATAGATAATTCCAGTGGACTCATTACCCACGGGAATAACTTCATACTTGGCTTTTTTGTTAATTATTGGGCGCATAATTCAATCTCTAAATTATCTTGGGAATCTGCTAAAAGTTGATAGGTTGCCACCTGTTTAACGGAATCAGGAATCTTGACTTGATAAGAGGAGTAGCGATCAGAAACGGTAATTTGCCCTGACAGCCCTCCTCTAAAAACTGCCGCACCGCATAGCAACCTATCCTCATCAATGCGGCAGTTAACGAGGACAGCTAATAACCCAGTGCTATCCTTGAGAACCTTCATTAGTTAGGGTTATAGTTAGGGAATCCGATACTAGAACCACCAGAAGCGTAGTAAGCAGGAGTCCAAAATATCTCATCTTGAAACTCTAAAGTGAAAGTATATTTCATGACTTCCATCTGTGTTGCTGGCATGGTCAAAGCCGTTACCTTAGATGCACCTTCCAGTTTTGAGCCATTGGGGTAAGTAGCGATCGCGTACAATTCCCGATTCATATATATAGGGTCAAAGAATGTCCGTTTAACAAATTGTTCTAAAGCAATGTCACCGACGTACTCAATGCCTTCTACAGTAAGTTCTCTTTTAGTACGGACAATAGCAGAACTAGTACCACTACCAGATTGGGCGTGAGTAGTGTCCACCACAGTGGGACTAAGTTGAGGTCCAAGGTTGGTAATCCCTAATACAGGAAACATATCCTGAACTAATCTAGCAGTAGAGCCAGCTGTAATACTGTCTAAAAGAGGGGCAATTGTTAAAGGTATAGTAGAACCACCTGATAAAGTAGCATTAGCTAGTAACAATACTTCTACTCGCCCCAATGGACTAGTGGGAGCAACAAAAGAAAGGGCAGTACCAGCAGCAATAGTATAATTAACACCAGTAGTAGCGGTAACATTAATACTAGTAGCACCTTCTAAAGCACCAAGTCCACAAGTCAAAGTAGTCACACTAAGATTGCGGTTGTTCTCTCCCAACATTTTTAAGTCAAGAGCGAAGTTTTGGAGAATTACGGTCTGAACCGGACGATTAGCTAAAGCCATTTATAAACTCCTAAGCAATTACAAAATAAATGTAAACAAAAAATTAAACACTGCGAGTAACACGGATTGCATTGTAAAAAGCATCAAAATCGATACTAGGCGCGTTACCTGATGAATCAGTGAGGTTAATTGCTGTGGTAGCATTAGCAACAGTGCCATTGGTGCTTCCAAGACTGCCATCGTAAAAATAGATGGTAGGGCGAATGGTAATTACAGAACCGGATTTTTGGTAAAGTAATCTAATTCCCCACATAGTAGGAGAAATTGCGGGTGGTGCAAACTGTAGTGTAGAGCTATTGGCAGTTGTACTACTTACAGTTGCGCTCACACTAATAGTGATAGAAGTAACACTATTGACGGACACCACAGTGTTAGCAGCAATAGTACCGCCGCCAGACGATACTGTGACTACATCGCCGACACGCACATTAGCAAACCCGTTAGAAGTGGTAGTAGTAATAGTTGCACTACCACTGGTAATATTGCAGTTGGCAACAGTGAAAGTGCTAGGGGTGATGTTACCGTGATTAAAAGGCAAAAAGTAGGATTCTTCAGCGGTAACACCAGCACCTTCTACTTCTACTGCTGTACCTGCGGTAATTACAGCAGTAGTAGTATTGGTTGTAACAGATTTTGGTCTACTAAAATCTAAGTTAATTGGCATAATTTTTAAGTAGTTGTTATGTGACTATGGGGTCAAAAATGACAATCCTGCTTTGTTCTAGTATATCAGAAGTAGCGGGAATGTGTGTATAACGTAAGACTGGAAACCGTCTTTCTATCTTAGCGATCGCCGTTGGTAAATTAGAATTTTTTACCCAATTACGCAGTAGAATTTCCCATTGTTGAGGCTTATATCTTGACCCAGCACTGGTAGCTTTAGCCGCAACATTAGGGGTTTCCTTGATCAAACATTCAAGCCCGTTACTTGCAGATGGTGGTTGAGATGAACTACCGTATACCCAGATTGAAGGCAACCCATTAGTATAAGTACCCAACTCAGTAGCCAGTAGCGTTGCCAGAATTTTTCTGAGGTCAATTGCCTTCATATTGCACCTCGTAAGAGTTTTTCAGTTCCCCAGTGTCCACAATGTCACGGGGTGAACCAACTACATCCCCACTCTTACGGACGGTGGTGCGTGGCCATTGCCAACGGACATCCTCAAGATTTGCCTGACAAGCTTCACCAAATCCTTCAGACATAGCCATAAAAGCCTGCTTGAAGTTCTCACTTTGGTTAAACCCGTCGGCATATTCACCCAAAAAATCATACTCATCAATAGCAGTGCCAACCCAAGGACGGGCTGGGTTTTCAGAGCCATTAGAGAAAGTCGCGCCTTCATGGACAATCACTGCATGAAGGGCAGTCCATGCGTGGGTAGCAGTGAGTTTTCGGGGAATTTTAATACTTTTCCAATTAGCTACAACCATAATTATACCCTACTTGCTATAGTTAAACGACCCTCAATGTATCTTTTTCTTACTTCTAAATAAGTTGCAATTCGGTTTTGAGGTACAGGAATAAATTGCCATTGTCCTGTAACTATACTACCACTTGAATCAGTAAGTACAGCATCAGCAATTAATTGATAATCAAAAATCAAATTACTCCAATTATCAATCATTCTTCCCTTCAAATAGATAATATTTCTACCCATTTGAGCATCTTCAAACAAAGGCTTAAAATCCTTCTTAGCAGATACAGAAGCTTGAACAATCACAGTAGAAACTGTTTCAATCCTATTCCCCACAGCATCCTCAACAAAATGACCATTACCCATTTGAAAGGTTAAGGTTAAGTTAGAATTAAAGGGTTCTAAATATCCAATTGTTTGGTTTACATAGGAGGAAATCATGATTTTATTCAGTAACTTTATTGTCAAATATCCAGAATTTGCGGGTGAAGAAACCAAGTTTAATTTGTTTTTACCAGAAGCACTTCTAGAAGTTGAACTGTACCATTGGGGAACTTTAAAAGACGTGGCAACTGAGTTATTGACCGCTCACAAAATTACCTTAACTAAACAAAGTACGGGTAGTGATTACAGTACGGGAGTCTTAAAACGCTTAGAAGTAGATGATGAGTCTTACAACATTGAGTTACAAAGTGTTCCCGATAGCTACGGACAAAGTAAGTACGGACTTGAGTACCAACGACTGTTAAAGATAGTCACAAATACCAGTCCAGAATCAGCATCACCAACCAAAGGTACATCCATGTTTGGGCTTCGGGGAAACAGCCCAATCAAGTGGTCACAGTCTAAATAACTGTCAACGCAGTGGCGCTGTTGGTACTTCTAGCCCCGATAAACCGAGGGTCCATCACAAGAGGAAAGCCACGTCCCGCTACAGTGATTTTTTCTTGAGGTGGTTCTTTGCTGACGACTTCAGTAGTAGTTACCAGCCCCCCAGCAAAGTTGTTAGAAGCAGTGGGAACAATCGCCCGTTCAATGTAGTTATCAAGAGCAAAGAAGTAATAGTCAGCAGGGACATAGGTTTTTACTTCTGTGCCTACACGACCTGAACCGCGCTGATAGTAAACCGCATCGGAAACAATAATCTCAATGTTGGGATTTTGACCACCACCTGCTAATAATCGTTGTCCAACCACACCACCAATTTCCTGTAAAGATGGTGGTGGCAAAGCAGCTACGGCACTGGCATTAGCCGCCCCTACTTCTACAATCATTCCCTTAGCCCGTCCCACAATTTCCTTGGTGCTAGTTTGGTTTCTAAGGTTGTTGGCAGTCAGCCTAGACATAACGATATAAGGGGGAAACCTCTTAACACTGTTGTAGTAACTAGACAAGTGGCTCACCAAATCGTCAATACCTGTAGCGGTAGTTGAAGCAGACCACACAGCAGTACCCGTCAAAGCAGCCGGCAAATTATCTGAAGGGACCTGACTTCTGTAACTAAGAACTGCTGATGCTCCTGATGTAGGGTCAGGATAGTTGCATTGTCCAGTACAAGCAATCAGCAAAGTCAACACAGTATGTAAGTTAATTACAGACTGGGTAAGCAGTGCAGGTACGCCTAAAAAGATATTCCTGATAGCTTCAGACGCTTGGGCGTTACCGGACATAGCCAAGCGTTCCGCCTGTTGAGCAAGGTTAAAATCCTCTTCAGTAATCAATCTAGATTTAGCCAGTTTAAAATTACCAAAGGTTTCTTGAGTCACGCTAAGGCGTTCTACATCTTGGGGAATAGCACCATCAGTAGCTACCACATAAGCAAGAGTAGGAGTATAAGCCCGCATTTTGAGCAATGCTAAAACCGGATCACTATACTGAACAAAAGGGAAAAAACGATTCAAAGCAGGGTCGGGATAACCGTCAGCATAGACTTCACCAGTGCTAGAGACAGTTGCCAGTTGCAAGTCAATAGCCCGCTGAACCACGCCCGGTTGTGAGTTGATTAATTCAATAATAGAAGGCATAAATTACACCAAACGAATTTCAGGATACAAAGCGGCTAGTTGTCCATCCATATAAGGCAACCTAGACCCATAAACATCGACTTCTAAGTAGAGAGCGTAATTCTGGCTTTCTCTGTATAGCAAATCTATGGGAAGTTCAGGAGACAACATTCCTAAGTTTTCCGGTGAACTAGCAGCCACACCTATAGGCATACCCAAAGGCACGGATACAGAAGCCGCACTAATGGTAACAACATCTGTAACTGTGTTAACAGCGGAAATTGTACCTATAGCTGCGTTGGGAGCAAATACAGCCGCAGAAGCGGTAGCTGCGCCATTAGCACCAGTGTCAGCAGCAGCAAAGCTGTAAAGACTAGTAAAATCTTTTGCCCAAAAAACAATTACAGTGTCAGTAGCACCACTGGCTATAGACAATCCAGAAACCAGTCTAGAAGTATAAGGATTAGCAGCGATCGCCCCAATTACTTTATTAGCCACATTAGCATTGGATACTGCAACTGTACCAAGATCACCCGCAACTAATGTATAAACAACTGCAACGCCATTGATAGTGATTGTAACCGTATCACCAGCAGCCCAAGCAGTGCTAGAAATAGTTACTCTTACTGAAGGTGCAATAATAGAGAGAACATCAGTAGGTATGAAAATACCAGCAGTACCGACAGGGAAAGAAATACTAGTAGCACTAGCAGCAGTAGCGGTTCTGGTAGTCATACGGGGTAAAATCCGATTGCCCACCAACGAAGTTGAAGTACCACTACCAGCAAAGAAACCAGGAGCAAAAGTTTTAACCAGCTTACGGATAGCCCCAGTAGATCCCGTTGCATAGGCTTCATTTAAGCGGGTGTATCGGGTAGGGGTTGTTTCTGTAGCCCGTGCTAATACAGAAAAAAACCCTGATAACTCATCGTCGTAAAGATACGACTCATAACGCATAGTCATAGTATTAATCTATAATTGGTTTAGATTGACCTAAAGATTGAATAATCTGTAAAGCCCGTGTTTCTAAATCAGCAGGATTAGACTGACCAGCATTGACAATAGGCTCAGAAATTGACTGTTTCAGATTAAGTAAAGGTGCGGTTCTCTTATTGATTAATTCAAGATGAAACTCAATATAACCCAAGCGATCGCTCTTGGTATGGTGAGCAATATCATTACTGGGTTTTTCAGAAAATAATTCACCAAACTCAACAGCAGCTAGTTTGCCTTCAGACACCAAATCTTCAGCTTTTTGACGTAAATCATAATAGCGAGATACCACTGATTCACGCTTTTCAAAAATAGAAATAGCAGTGTTTTTTTCCTCAATAGACTTACTTAAAACCTTAATTTGTTCACTCAGTCTATTGTTTTCATTGGTTAACAAAACCTGCTTTTCAGACAATAAAACATTAGTATTATTAGCTTCTGCTAAAGCGGTTTTAATTGCAGTTAACTCCAATTTAGTTGTAGTTAACTCCAGTTCAGTTTTTTCATTCATTTTTCGATTGGGGTTGAAATTGGGATCTCCTTTAACTGAAATATCATCAAAACATACAAGGGACTTTCCGTATCCAACTGTTGGGTCCGCTGGTATGTCCTCAGAAGATATTTCTAATAAAACTATCTTTGTCGCTTCTAAGAGGGCTTTCTTTGTCAGCATAACGCAACCATCCTTATCAGTAGCGTATTCTGCTGGGGTGATGACACGGTATTCCTCTACGGTATATCCAAAGCTGATACCTCCAGAAGTACCATCTTCAATGTCAGACATGAATTGTTCTGCTAAACCGTTCCTAGACAGCTTCACAGTTGCCATGCCGCGATC